CTCATCAAGCCTTCCTTCGTCGAACCTTGCAGAGGGGTCACGTCGAAACCGACGATTTCCTCAAGCTGGTTCAACAGCTCTTTTTTGGTCGGACCCATGTCCTTTTTAGCAGCAGTCTTTTTAGGTGCTGCCTGATAGATGCCTTCCCGCACGAGCTTAGAGCGGATCGACCGCACCGATTTATTCAGTGCCGTAGCGATATCTTCCAGACCTTCGTTGCCAAGTTCGGCATACATCTCGGTCATCCGCGCAATTTGCGCGTCAGTATAGTTGACAGTGGTTTTCTTTTCAGCAGCCATGATGATCTCCTTTTGCTGGCTTCCGTTTCTGATAAGTATGTATCGCATATTTTAAAGCAGTGTGCAACAGAAAAGTTTCGTTTGTTTTCAAGGACTTAGCGCGCGGGGCGGGCTTCCCCCTAAGTTATTGATATTGCTCTGCTATTGCTTGCGCTACAACACAATCTATGCGAGATTGCAGATCTATCTCAGGCTGTGCTTGTGCTACGCCATAAAGATAGGCAAAGGTAGAAATAATTGCGACGTTGACTAGGGTAAGAGCTGCTTTGAGCATTTTATGCCTCCTTCTGCTTCGATAACTAGACTTTAACTTAAAAACCTATTTGCTGTCAATACAGAAAAAACTCTGCAATATCAATGACTTACGCGGGCGGCGCGTCCAAGCGTAACCTATTGATTACGCTTGGTTTTTTCTAGTGGACTACATACAGGTTAGGACCTGGCTCGTCTGGTTCTTCGATTAGTGTAATAAGTTCCTCCGTATTATCGGCACAGTCAATTATCTCTCCAAGTTCATGGCAAAAGACTGAAATAATTAGCGCTTGAGGCATAAAACCTTTAGCAAGTTCTAATCTTTCTTCAGGGTCTTTTTCGTAGTCAGCAGCATATTCATACATTACAGGAAGCATAAGTGCTTCATAATTTTGATAGTCTTGAATTGCTCTATCAATTCTATTATCCATTACAACAGTGTCATGCATAATAGTAGAACTGTCTTCCATTTTCCAAACGACAGTATAAGTAGCCATATTAGTAATCCTCCATTACAGGAATTTCAACAGTATAGGCGCGACCATTTTCCGCCTCTTTATATTCTTCATAAGGCGCTGCAATCTTGCGATAGAGTTCTAGTTTGCAACATTCAAGAGCGCCAATCATTTCATTAAGGTAAGAATAGCGCACGCCATTCGCCTGAATAAAATTATTGATAAAGGTTGAAACAAGCCAGTTCAATTCACCAGCATTATTCGGAACCCATTCAGAGCCAAAGTCTAGCAGCGCTTCATCAATAGCACCGCGGTCTTGTGTAGGAATATAAGGCATTATGCAACCCCTTTCAGGTTAGAGCGTTTAGAGCGAATTGAGGCTTCATAGCTTAGAGCCATCATTGCGCCGATGTGAAGTTTATCTGTGTGCAACCAAGTCCACTTTTTGTAGTGAGTAAAGGCAACATCTGAAATCGCATTAGGCGAAATAGATTTGCATTTACCAATCGCATATACACGCTTATTCATACCATAAGCCATACCAATCTCAACAAGCGCGCCGCGCTGTTCTTCTTCAAAATCTTCGCAATAGAGAAGAACGAAATCGCTATCACGCACATCTTCAAAGCACAGATTCCAAAGATCACCTTTGCGATTCTGCACAATATCGCTATCATCTTCTAGGTCAATCCAGCGAGCCCGAACAGGCATTTTCAGTTCATCGCGTAGAGCCCGAAACTTGGGAGCGTGCCAGATTTTTCCTGCGGTGTAGAAGCTGATCATTTTGGGAACCTCCATTTCTTGTCCCGATAAGTATGTATCGCATATGTCAGAACACAATGCAACAGGAAAGTTTTGCTGCAATATCAATGACTTACGCGCGGGGCGGCGCAGCCCCTAACCTATTGAAGTTAGGGGCTTTTTTTAGAAGTAGTATTCAACCTTACCTTTAATTACTGCTAGCAATTCAAAACTTTCTAGAGCAACTTTAAGTTCCTCATTAAGTTCTTCTTCAGTATAGCCATTCAATCGGGCTTCTTCACGAATAGCCATTTCTACCCACATTGCAGCAGAAATATCAAAACCATCATCACCTTCATCACCTTCAATAAATGTCACCTCAGTGATGATAAAATCATCATGATCAATACGCCAAAAAACAGTTGCATGGTTCATTTTTCAACCTCCTTATACGGCTGTAATTTCAATAATGGTAGCGTCATAGAACTGACTTAGCACAGTTACAACTTCTTCCCAAGAAGAAAAAGTATAATCTTCTTCGTTATCGGGATTACCCTCTAACCAAACATCATCATCTTCTTCATTTTCACATACAACGTGAAAGTTGCTATCGTCTTGCAACTCACCATAACATTCCACTCCATTGACTACGATCATCTTCATCTCCTTATCTTGTGTTACAATCTTAGCAGCGTCTGAACCTCTTAGCAAGCATAAAATAACATTACATATCAACTAGTTACAGGCTATCGCGCCCCGTCGGTTAAGTATTTGATTTTGCTAATCGAATCTCAACCTATAGACTCTCTAAAGAGTTTTCCAATCGACTTTCGTGACGAAATGATCTGCGTCACATTGCGAGCGGCGGCTTCTGCACGTTGCTGCATTTGGTGTTTTATTTGTTCTGCTTTTTTACGTTTTGCATCTTCAATACTGCGCAGAATGTTGATACGATCTTCAGTCATTTTTTCACCTCGGTTTATAACTTCGCTTTGTAACTAGGTGGAGGCTTATACCCCCACCCGCTCCATCCACGCGGCGTCAACCTCGATTTCGACCGGATAGGCAAGGCGGCGAATACGCTCGCCTTCAAGTTGCACGCTCTTAGAAAAATCGTCACGTTCGGTCAAACGCGAAATTTTCTTGCGCGGAATCCAGAGCGGCTTGCCGGGATTTTTCATTGAGATGAAAGCAACGGCGGCTTCCGTTTCACGGGCAACGAATCCAGAGAGAGTGGTCATAGCGGCGTCCTTTCTTGTCTGCCTATAAATAGAATATAGGCGCGGTCGCACCAGACTTCAAGTCTTTTTTTGCTTTTTTCAAAACTTTTTTTGCGTTCGAGATGTTCACGTTTTGTTCCAGGCGGCGCGTCAAGCCGAAAAAGTGTTTAGTTTCAAGGCCTTAGGGCGGCTCGCGCCGCCCTGGCTAACCTATTGTTTTTATTCGATTTCTTCGACTGTGATACGATAGAGTTTGCCATTGGCGTCCGCAACCTCAATAGTTTTTTTCGTGGTCAGCAGATATTTTCCGACGGGGTGCAGATCGTATGCGACGCGACCGACCGATGTGAGCCAGCCACCGCGCAAGGCGTTCTGAATGTCGTGGGCGATGCGATCACAATAAGCAAGCATGACATTTTCCTTTTTCGTTGTCCTAAGTTATATATAGGCGCGGTCGTGCTAAGTTTCAACCCCTGCCTAATATATTATTTAAGAAAAATTCGAATCGGTTCAGGCTGGGGCACAATGCGCGTGCCATCTTCCCCTATGCCCCATGCCGCGCGGTCCTTAGCGGTCAGTCTATTTGCAGGGGCATCAAGTGGCTGGACCACAAAAATTGCCGTAACGGCGATGGCAATAACAGCGATGGCGAAGATGTATCGCATGGCCTATGCCCGCGCCTTGATCAGCGCCTTTGCCAGCCCCGACAGGGCGCGGCGAAGATCTTCCGGCATGTCCGCGATCGGACCCAACGGGCGGCCAATGCGCGCCTCGATGATTTCGCGGGCGGTGGCGGTGGCGGTGATCTTGTCCATCTGGACCTCCTAGGTGGTGGGCTTGGCGTTCTTGCCTTCCCATGTCTTAGATATAGGCGCTGCCGACACATATTGCAAGCCCTAATCGCAATTTTTTTATTGCGTTGTTTATAGTATTTGCGCAATAAAATTTCGTTCACGTTTTGTTCCGCATTCGTTCTCGGGCCGCGAACAAACCGTGAACAAACCGTGAACAAACCGTGAACGCGGAACAAACCGTGAACAAACCGTGAACGCGGAACAAACCGTGAACAAACCGTGAACGCGGAACAAAACGTGAACAAAGGGTGAACAGAAAAAAAAATGAAAAAAAGTGTTTTTTTCGCTTGCATTGCCGCGCGGGGTGCCGTAAGGTCTATGTATAGCAAGGAAGGAAAGCCAATGTCCAACAAAGCCCGCATCCCCGCCAAGATCCGCAACGCAGTTTTCGCCCGCTTCGACTGCTGCGCCGCTTGCGGTGATCGTCAGGCTGACGAGTGTGGTCACCTGATCGCTGAAGCCAAGGGTGGCGCAATGGTCGTCGAAAATTTTGTCCGTCTCTGCGGTCGCTGCAATCGCTTGCAAGGTGTCGCAACTGTCGCTTTCCGCGCCTATGCGAAAGCCCCTGCTCTAGATCTTAGCTATGGGGAAGCCCTTGCGTTGATCGAAAGCCGCCGCGCATATTGGGCGCGCTATTGCAAAGCCGCCGCCGCCGGAATCGCCAAGCCCTATCGCCCCCTCTGACGGGGGCGGGGGCATCGCCTGCCGCGCGCACAAAATGCGCGCGCATCTCTTTTTTGCGCTTTTGTCTTTTTTTGCAGATAGGGGGGTTTTCGGACTTTACAACCCCCGCGTGCGCTGCGCACACCCACACGCACCCCCCACAGTATTTTTTCAAAATTAGTTAAAAGCGTTTGCCATTGCTATAAATAGCATGGTATAGTGTAAGCATAATAATAAAGGAACCACCTATGAAATCTTCGTTTCAAACTATATATAAACTTACAGTCTATATGCCTTTTGACGTAGCGCCACAGTCATATACAGTTTCACGCGTGAAGCGGTTGCGACCACTGCATATTGTGGCTCTTGACCTGGCAGGCAAGACGATTGAGATTAAAACAACTAAGCCAATGGACTATATGTTAATTAGGCTAAAATAAAGATTGGAGATACTCATGCGATACCCCCTCCTCGTCGCTGTATTACTACTAGGAATCGATTCGGCAGCGGCTCAAGAAGCATCTTGCCCTGAAGGCTATGTTTGCACTCGCTCAGATACAGACAGCACTGTACGCACTGAAGGATCGATGAACACTACAATTGTTCAACCTCCTCCAAGTGCAGTTTCCCCACAATTTAGCGCAGGATCTAATAGCGACCTCTGTACTATCGGAGTTGCTGGTGCTGTGCAAACTCAAATCCTTGGTATTAGTGCAGGCGGCACTTTTACCGAGGAAAACTGTATGCGCCTTAAAAATGCAAAAACTCTTTATGATATGGGCATGAAGGTTGCGGCAGTGAGCGTGATGTGTCAAGACCCACTAGTTTTTGACGCTATGATGAATGCCGGAACTCCATGTCCTTACGATGGCATGATTGGCGAAGAAGCAAAGATCGGTTGGGAAACAGAAAACCGTCGCAGCACAGAAAGTGAGAACAGCAGTGTCCTTAAGAACAACGCTACTACTTGGGGCCTTGGTGGCCTTCTTGCCCTCTTACTCTTACTCTGATAACATCTTACCTTACTATGGAGTAACTGATAATGCTGCTGCAGGCGGATTAGGTTGGGATATGACCACAATATTACCTACCCCACCAGGCTTAGATATTCAAGGAGTAATCTATTCATACCGCATTCGTAAAGAGACTGGAGACTGGGTTACAGTATATGTTCAAAATGAACTAAGTGGTGGCGGAGGATACATTTTTAGAGAACGTGATGAGTGGAAGCCTGGATCTCTAGATAACACTGGCATAAATCGCGTAGTTCCTGTAATTCCTGGAATTCCTCGTGATGCTTGGGGTAGAGGCTCAGTTGATGTGCAAGGCCCTGGAAGCGTGGAGGGTGCAAGCGTTCGCTATCAGTATCGAGTAGATCCTTGCTTTGACCCGCAAAGTTCACCCTCTTGTCCTGGGTACAAGGCTCCAATGCCTAACATCTATGAACCACAGTATGCAGCATATGATCCTCTAGAGCACTCACGCATTGCTCAATTTGAGTCACGCTATAGTGATGATGAAGGTGAGAGTGAAGAAGACCGTGAAGCACGTGAAGAAGAGGAGAATCGTGATAGTCGTGAGCGTTTAGAAAAGGCACTCGCTGCAGCAGACACTACTGCGCTTTTTGCGCAGGCACTCGCCCTTTCAGCAGCTCTTTCTAGCGTAGGTCCTCGTGTAGATTCCTATTATGCGGTTAGTATTGCAGGAGGTGTCTATCCTGAAAGCGTCGCCCTTGTAGATACACAACTTCCAGATTCAAAGAGTGGATTACGTAACAATTTAGCACAACAACTTCTGCACGAAGAAATGATTTCGATGCAGTATGATTAAAGGAGACAGAAATGTTTAAACATTTCATTATTTTTAGCGCAGCACTACTAACAAGCTCCGCAGCATTAGCCGAGAATACACCAATTAATGGTACAGTACAGTCTCGTTGCATTATTCAAACTGATACCCCAGGTACTTATGGCAACCCAAATGCCTATACTCTAACTACCTCTACTGCAGATGGTGGAGAACCTGCTGTAATTCGTTTTGACGTTACTCTTGCCGACGCCTACTATGCAAGTATTACAGCACCTACCTCTTTTTCTACAAGCCCAAGCTTACCTGACGTAGTTACTTGGACTGGCGATACAACAGTAAAGGCAGTTAGCGATGCAACTAATATGGGAACCTATGAGGCTAACAAGGTTGAACTAAACATGACTGATCGTTATGATTTAACTGCAACTGGCTCAGTCTGGTTTGAGACTTCATCTACCGCTACTCTAGGTGGCAATAGAGCATTTCCTGGTGGTAACTATACAGCATTGGTAGTAGCGGAATGTATCGCGCAATAATAGTAGCAATGATGTTATGGGCATGCGTTCCTGCGTATGCCCATGAAATGACTCCTACCTATCCTCGTTTTGAAATTTCATATGTAGAAGGTGTTGTACGTACTAAGCTACGATTATTTAATAAGAGAAGTGACGTGCAATTCTATGAGATTAGTGTGTATGATAAGGATTTTAATCCAGTAGCTTTTGCAACTCCTCGTCGAGTACTACAGTTACCTCACCTTTCTTCTACACAGTTTGAGGTTTTTGTTCGTAAAGAAGATTTAGACCGAATTGTTTATATTTGCACAGAATCTAAACTTCAAAAAGCTGAAACTGTAAGAACTGTTATAACTTCCCGTATTTGTTCAAAAATACAGAATGGATAAACTAATGAAAAGAGCACTTTTCTGTGCACTACTATTCGCATCTCCCGCATTTGCTGATAATAGTGCAATCGGGTTACAACTGCCAAACGCAGGTACTACTTATGGAGAAGATAGTATTAGAGCTGGAGATCTTGATTGTAAAAATGCAATTGGAGGTGCCACTCAACTTGAGTTTGGAATAACAGGAGTAATTGATAACTACGAATCACCTTTTGGATCTCGTAATCTTGATTCTTCTAGAGATATTGGTGTATATGCTCGTATTGTTATACCTCTTGATAAACCTCGTGAACGTATTAATTGTAACTCACTATACGAACTAGAGCTTCGTAAAAAAAGACTAGAAGTGCTTCAACTGCAAGAAGAACTTGAACAACTTCGTAGACTAAATGCGGTTGATAACTTTGAGAATTAATGGACCTTTTTTATGGAATACTTCTTAGTGTTCACCTAGGGTTTGAGCGCAACTATAATAGCTTTAACCCTTACATAGGTGCAGCTCTTACTGATTCGCTGTCAGTTGGAGCATACTATAACAGTGAAGAGCGGTTAAGTACTTTTATCGCTACTGAGGTTAGTCTCAGTAGCGATTTTGACATTGAGTTAGGACTTGTAACTGGTTATAGTTCAATACCGATTCAACCTATGGCTAAACTAAACTATAAGCGCATATTTATTACCCCTGCAGTAGAAACTAAAGATTCAAAGATAGATAACTTTGGGCTAGTGGTAGGAGTAGATTGGAGATTAGAATGACAAAAGATTTAGGCGAAGGCATTGAGGCTTTTGAAGAAGAAGTAGAAGCACTCAAAAATACAAAACTAAAGCTCTTTGGAATTACAGTAACACCAACTACTCTTGGAGCTGCATTTGCTATTCTTAGCTCTATTGTAGGCGGTCTCTATGCATCTTTCCAAGTTTATGATGACTATATGGGCATGAAAGAAATTGTCGAGAACATTGATGTTGATGCTATCGCAGCTGAAAACGCACTAGTGCTTCAAAAGATGGAAGAAAATATGCTTCGCATAGAAGAAGCTATTGACTATACTCGCGACATTAAATCTGGGCTACGTGATGATATACTTGGAATTGAAAGACAGGTAGATCGTGTAGAAGATAAGCTACGCCAGCAAGAGGCTGATGTGAGAGAGATTATTCAAAACGCAGAAGAGCGTTTTGAGAATAAACGTGACGCCCTACAGAATGACTATGATCAAAAAGCAAATGCACTACGTGATAGTAACGATAGTCGTATGAATGATTTAGAGGCAAAAGTAGAACGTGACTTAAGAACACTAGAGGCAGATATCACTTCAAAACTTCAACGAGCACTGGATAATCCTTTAGCTAACTAATGAGACTACTAATACTCGCACTGCTGTTGGGAGGATGCATCAACACTGCCTCTGTTGATACTGAACCATTTATAACTGCTGAAACCTATGTAGGGCTACATGAACGTAGACATCGTGAATACCTTAAAAGACTTGTAGGAGTTGATCCTGTACATACTGAGTGGTGTGCTGCGTTTGTAAATGCAATACTTGAAATAGATGGAATTCCCGGTAGCGAATCTGTAAGTGACTATCCTCTGACTGCCCGTTCTTTTTTAAGCTGGGGAGAGCCTGTAATTCGTGAAGAAATTCAGCGCGGAGACGTTGTAATTTTTCCTCGTGGCAGAGAAAGTTGGCAAGGCCACGTTGGATTTTATATTGAAACTACATATGAAAATGAAAAAGAGCAATGGGTTATACTAGGTGGAAACCAAGATAACACTGTTAGTTATGCTACATTTGACCCTAAGCGTGCACTAGGAATTAGGCGCTATAAGGTGAAACTTTATGGAATGGACACTCAGTGAAAGGATAGCCGAAATTAAAGCAAGAATTGATGCACTACGAGCACAAATAGAACAAGCAGAATCTCAAACTATAGAAACACCAAGCCTAGAGCCTCAGCCAGAGCCTCAGCCTGAGCCAAAACCAGAGGTTAAAAAATCAGAAGCGCAAGCACTAAAAGAGGCACTTCTGAAAAGGAAAACATAAATATGTATGAATATCGTTGTACAATAATTAAAGTAGTTGATGGGGATACTGTTGATTTAGATATAGACTTAGGATTTGATATTATACTTCGTAATCAGCGAATTAGAGTTAATGGAATTGACACTCCTGAGTCTCGTACTTCTGACAAAGTAGAAAAGAAATTTGGACTAGCCTCTAAGGCTAAAGTTTTAGAATTGCTACCTGAAGGCTCTCAACAAATTTTACGCACTTTTAAAGATCGCGATGGCGGAGACACTCGTGAGAAGTTTGGAAGAATCTTAGGAGACTTTTTAGTACATTATCAGGGCGAAGACAAACTTCTTACAGATATTATGATTGACGAATGTTATGCAGTGCGTTATTATGGACAAAATAAAGCTGATGTAGAGTTAGCTCACCTTGCAAATCGCAACGAACTAATGCATAGAGGAATAGTTAATTTAAATGAATAGACGTGAAATGTTGGAAACTCTAGTAGAAGAGCTTCGTCTTATTGATGGAGGCACTTCTGTACTAGATCATCGTTACCGCTTTGAGCTAGACTGTCATGAAAACGTATACCCACAGTTTCGTTTTTTAGATGAGATAAACGATTTTCCAACTATCTGCCTAGCTGTTATTGAAGAAACTATAGCGCACATTGGAGGGGATGTGCGCTATAAAACTGCTCTTATATCACTACGTGGTTATGTTCATGAAGCGATTGGAGAGTATGAAGATTCAAACTGGTGGGCAGAAGCATTACTTGACGACATAGAGCATGTATTACAACACATTCGAGAACGAAATCGTTGTTTCATCGACGTTCGAATCTATGAGTTAAGTACAGATGAAGGAATTATGAGTCCCTATGGCGTTGCTGATATGATCTTTACTGTTACCTATGAGGCTGAATAAAAGGACTTAACGTATGAATGATGATCGACAGATACCTGTTACATATTCTCAACAACTAAATGACGCCTTAGCGCCTCCAGCGCTAGACCCTGCACTGCTTACTGTTGCAAACGACTATCTTGCTGGTCAGAGCATTGATGAAATCGCTAAAAATCATCTGTTGACAATGGACCAGGTAACTAGTATTATTGAGAATAAAGATGTAAAATCTTATATTGATAACGTATATTTATCTCAAGGGTATCTCAACCGAGCGAAACGCCTTGCTGTTATCAACAAAGTAATAGATGAAAAACTACAAGAAGCATTTGAATCTGGAGTTTATACTAAA